TAGTGGCTGGCGGGCGGTAACGTGATGCCGGCCATCGGTCCCAACCTGATCGCATCATGCAAATGCTCAGGCGCAAGGTGGGCGTAGCGCATCGTCATGTTCAGCGAGGCATGCCCCAGGATCTCTTTCAGCGTCACGATATGGCCACCGCCCATGATGAAGTGAGCCGCGAACGTGTGGCGCAGGATATGGCTTGCCTGCCCGCGTGGCGGCTTGATCGAGGTCGAGAGCAGGACCAGCCGAAACACGCCAATGCAGTTGGTGAACGGCCCATAGGTTTGCCAGTGCCTCTTGATCGACGCCACCAGCTCAGACGTAACCGGGACCATCCGCACACGCTTTGACTTCGTATTGGCGAACACCAGGGCATTGCCTCGAATCCGCTCCGGTCGCAGCGCTTGAGCCTCACCCCACCTGGCCCCCGTAGCCAGACAGATCCGTGCCACCATTGCCGGATGCGGCGAGGTGCTGACTCGCTCGTCCAGGGCGGCAAGCAGCTCGACGATCTGCGGCTTGGTCAGGTACGCCAATGGTCGCTCTTGGAGCTTCACCGGGCGTATGCGAGTGAACGGACAGCCATAGTCGATCACGTCGAGCTTGTGCAGTTCGTTGTAAACGGCTTTGAGATACCCGAGCCGATTGTTGACGGTCTTTCCGCTAACGCCAGCAGCGATCCAGCGAGCCCTTACCGCCGCGATTCGAGCCCCGTCCACCATGCGGGCAACCGGATCGCCAAGGGCCTTCGCGCTCGCTCGCAGAATCGCCAGCCGGCGAACTCCATCGGATAACGAGACGCCGTGCAGCTCGAACCAAAGTTCGGCCAGCTCTGAAAGCCTGCGCTTGTCCTTGGGCCTGGGCGACCAATCATGCGACTCGACCGATTTGCTCCGGCAGGTTGCCTCGAACCGCTGCGCTTCACCCTTGGTCCTGAACGTCTTGCGAAACCGCTTGCCCTTTACGGGCTCGACATCGACCTTCCAGCGACCATCGGCGAGTTGTCTGATCACCATCAGACCGCCCTGCCCCACCGTACATGCCGCTCTTGGAGCAGGTTCTTGATGTGCTTGTACAGATCACGCTCGCTCATGTCCTTGGCGGCGTAGTGGTCACGAATGACCGGCCAGCATTCCCATTCCTTCAGTCGATCAAATGCGGTTCTAGCGCCCACTCGCTCCCGTGCCAGCAGGCTTACGAAGTTTCCCAGGAAAAGCTCGACGTTCTTGCCCGAGAAGCCCCGACTGGTCTTGTAGTACCGCTTGTACTCGGTTTCCTCGACCAGGGAATCGACCGGCACATCGACTCGCACGTCATCCCGAATCAGCGTCCAGATCGGCTCATATTGGCCGGGACGGTGGAGCAACTTGAATTGACCCAGCCCGTAGCGCCACAGGCCATCCAGATGCGCCGAGAACGCGGCGAACGAATCGGTGCCGATGGGTTCGCCGGTCTTCACGTCAATCGAGCCGCTGGCGAATTGCTGCACCACCGAATGGTGATAGCGCAGCTCGACGCGCCATACGTCCTGGGCCGGGTTGTAGTTATCCGGGTCACTCTCATCGAACGAATCTCGCAGACGCCAGATGCTTTCCCAGAAGTCGAGCTTGTCCGTCGCCCTGGCCTGTTCGGTCTTGTTGTAGATACACAGCTGGACGCCACCGGCCGAGCCGAACATCGAGGTTTCCCCGCGCCCGTAGACGCTGGACTTGGTCGCCCACTGGATTTCCTTGATGCCGGAGATATCCCGGTGCGTGCGTGCCCGGCAGTGCAGGCGGGCGACGAGATCGGCTGGCGGTTCCCAGCCCTGCAGATCCAGGGCGAGATGGACGGCGCACTGGTTGCGCTCGACGTGTGTCATCACGGCCGAGGCGTAGAAGTCCATGCGCTCTTGCAGCCTTTCCGGCGACAGCGCGTCAATGGCATGCGGCGAAACTTCGATTTTCAGGTGCGGCCCGATGTTCTCGAGCTTGGCGTTGAAGTTCTTGATCAGCAGGACGAAGCCGAGGTCGGCGTTCTGCAGCTTGTACTGGTAGCCCGAGTCGCGGCCTACCCGCCCCGAATGCCAGACGTGCCCGGCGAACTCGACCATAGCGCCCGGCACTTCAAACAAGGCCATGATCTCGGGCCGGATCAGCCCACGGTACAACTGGCGGACGGTATCGACCCCGCAACGCAGCAGGCGAACCTTGGACAGATCCGTAATCCTGGCTGACTTGGTATCGAAGAAGAGCCGTCCGCTCGCTGTTTCCTCGAAATTCTCGTTTACTCGAATCTGGTCCTTAACGCTCATTCTCTAGTGCTCCAAATTGCAACGAATCGACACTGTTCAGCCGTGTTTATCTGACGTGTTACAGGGACGTCAGGGCGGCGGCGCCGCGCTGGCTCCGGCGCCCGTTGCGCTACGCTGACGCGCGCCGGAGTCAGAGGCGCGCACCGCCGTACTCACCGACGCCACCGGATCAATCACGCTGGTCACCGCTCCACGGCCCGTCCAGGGCGTGATGCGCTCACCCTCAATGTCGCAGTACATGTCCATCTGCCCGGTGAAGAAGCGGCATTCGCCCAGGGGCACGATGCGGGTCAGCCCGCTGGTCGAAACGAGCACCACCCGGGCGGTGCGGCTGACCGGCCGGGCGTTGCCTTCCTTGCGCCAGTAAACCCCGGCATCGGCGGGCGGCGGGTCGCTGGGCGGTCGCCAGGAGCCGGTCGGGGCCATGACGTAGCCGCCGACGCGCCAGGTGAGCGACATCACCGGCCCTTCGGGCTTGGCGTAAACGGTGGCGGCCGCTCGGTTGGCACGTGACGGGGCCGGTGGCGGTGCGGCAGGAATCGTCGGGGCGGCCTTGGGCTCGGGCGCTGGCACCATCGGCGAGCTGAAGAACGCGCGCACGCCGGCGATGCCCACGACGCCGCCGACGACCACAATGCCGATCAACCCCCACAGGCCCCAGGAGCGCAGCAGCGAAGCGCGGCCATCGGCCTTGGACTCGTCGCCCACATCGCCCGTGGCCGACTGCGTGGCCGAGTGGTAGTAGCACCACACGGCCGGCTTGAAGGTGCCGGCGGTCTGCCGCAGCAAGGCCGACTTGGGCGGGCGCTGGCCCTTGGCGGCACCCCGGTAGATATCGACCCGGTAGTACTTCTTCGACTTCTTGACGATGCGGTAGGTGGTTTCGACCAGCAGCGTGACCCAGGAGGCGATCTGCTCGAGGTCCTGCGTCACCAGCACCACGCGCATCGATTGGCCCTTCTGATCAACGCGGTGACGGTGTTCGGCGAGCAGGGCCTTGTCGGTGAGCAACGCAGCGCTGGTCTTCTGCCCCTTCGGCCAGCGCCGCCAGAGTTCGTCCAGGACCAGTACGCAGCCATTGGGCGCGAGCTCGGCCAGATCCTCGCGCTCGAACCAGTCGGCGGGCAGCTGCGCGATGGTCCCGCCGAAGTCGGCCAGCAGCGCGTCCACCTCCAGCGGGATATTGGTCACCACATGCCGGCCCTGTTTCAGGCTGGGGATGATGACGTGCTCAACAACTCCGTAGCTTTTGCCGTGGCCGGGCATGCCGGTATATGCGTCGATCGCCATGGGTCACCCGATGATCGGAATACGGCGGATGAGAAAACGCAGGACATAGGCGCCCAAGATCATGGTGAGTCCTGGCCCGACTTGGAAAGCACTAGTGAAGTAAATGACGCTAGGCGGAATGCCCTGCAGAGCATCTTTTGCGTCGTACACAAAGTCCGGAACAGGCAGGCTATAAATCACACTCCATGCCCAACCCTGAATATGAATAAAGAGCTCTGAAATCGCGGCACGAATTGCTTCAAAAAGTGTGCTAAAGAATTCATTAAAGAAGTCGAACAAGCGCTGAAAAGCATCCCATACAGGATCAAACAGCGATTTGAAGAATGATTTGATGGCTTCGATCATGTTTCACCTCATGCGCTGAGCAGAACTCGAACGGCCAGAAGACCCCACACGGCAAGAAACACGGCGCTAAGAATCCCGCGTATGTCGTCGAACAACTGGCAGTGCGAATCGAATTGAATGCGGCTGTTGAATAGTTCGAAGGAACCAACAGGGCAGGCGCCTTGCCCTTCGGGAAACTTGAGCCCTGCTAAAGCCTGACCTAGAGGCGAAACGGCGAAGTTGTTAGACAGACCTTCGAAAAAATTTCCTTCATAAAATGCGCCGTCCGGATCGGATATATCAGCGGTGCCGGCAACGGCATGTACGTAGTCTTTAGTCTGTTCAGTGAAACTACAGCGCTCATCGGGACAATTGCCGACGCCAGCACTATGGTCCCCACCCACGTCCTCGCCGTCGCCTTCGCCGTCGCCGGTGCCCGTGCCACCATCGCCACCGCCCGAGCTGCCGCCATCACCTGAGCCGTCGCCATCGCCCGAGCCATCACCATCACCGGAGCCGCCATCGCCCGAGCCACCGCCATCGGAGCCACCGCCACCGCCCGAACCGTCGTCAGGGTCGGTCGGGTTCTCTGGGTCGGTCGGATCGGTCGGGTCCGGCTCTTCGGGCGGGTTCTCCGGCGAACAGAAAGTGCCGTTGTAGATGTAGCCGGCCGGGCATTTGTCGCCGTCTTCGGGCGGCGGCGTATCGTCGGGATCTTGGGTTTCGCCCTCGGACGGATTGCCGGGCGTCTGCAGGGTGTTCTCGGTGCACTCGATCCCGTTGCCGGTATAGGAGTAGATGCCGAACACCCCTGGCGGATTGCCGCTGCTGTAGACGTAGACGTTGGAAGCCGGCGTATAGGTGAAGGCGTACTGGCAGCCGTTACCGCAGACAGACCCCGGCGGGTCGATGGTCGGCTGGCCAACAGCGGACTTCATCAGGTGTTCGTGGCTGACGGTCTGGCCGTTGGTGGTTTCGCATTGGTTGGGCTGAGGAACATCGACACACCGACCGGCGTCCCAATCCCATTGCTGGGCATTGGTGCAGCTGATGGCATAGCGCAGCGTTTGAAACAGAACAGGGCCGTTGTACTGATGGCAGTTGTATCGCGTGTCATCGATCTTGCTGACGTAGCTGACGTTGGCATTTGCCGCCTTGCACGATTCAAGCGGCGTTGGCTTGGGGATGCCGCCCGAGTAGTTGGCCCGCCAGAAGAACTCCTCTGCTGCCGCAGTTTGTAGTGCCAGCAACGAGCAGAACACCAGCAACAAGCTGCATATGCGACGTTGAGCCTTCATCCCTACCACCTCGAAAAAATCGCGTAAGCGCAGGCGGCTCCGATGCAGAAGAAGGCGAACTCCCAGAGCGCTTGCATGGCTACCTCGCTAAGAGAAAGGCCGGCGCTAGGCCGGCCTGGGTTGCGGGTGAGCGTTACGAACGCAGGAAGCCGAGGACGACGCGGGCACCCTTGATGCCGGCATACACCGCTGCCAGCAGGGCCGCGACGGCGAGGACGCCGGTTGCGATGGTGGAGAAGTCCACATCGGCGGTCAGGGTGCTGTAGTCCCAGCCGGCAGCGTGGGAGGCGGAAGCCGCGACGGCGAAGGGAACGGCCAGGGCCAGATCGCGGGAGACGCGTTTGAGGTTTTGCATGGTGGTCACTCCAAATGGGTTTTCAGGCGTGCTTGAGGAAGTCGAGAACGGCCTTACAGCCGATGCCGATCAACAGCACAGTGGTTACGAGCGTGAATCCGATCCCGAACACCTGGGCCAGTACTGCGGGGTCCAGTTGGCTCGGGTCGAACTGTTCTGGAAGCTGGACCAAGACCCAGCCCCCGGAACACAGGGGCGCCCCGCCTGCATCGACCGAGACGGTGCCTTCGCAGGTGAGCGCGTAAGTCATTCGCCGGCCTCGAGGTCGGCGGTTTGTTCGGAGGGTTCGCAGTCAGGGCAGACGGCGAAATGTGGCGGCAGGCTGAGGTCTGGCAGCAGGTCGCTTTGCGGCGCGGGCAGCGCCATGAGCTTGCCCATGTCGTTGCCGCAGCAGTCGCAGTACACCCGGTCATCGATCAGCATGGCCGCCCCTCCCGGTTAGTTGGCCTTGGCCGGTTCCGGCTGGGTGCCGGATGGCTTGGCGGTTGGGGTCTGTTGCTGGGTCGGCTTGGTGGCCGGCGCGTTGGCAGCCTTGACCGGCTCGACGTGGAGCACGATGAACTTGCCGGCGTTCTTCGAGCCGCGTTCGATCTCGGTGGTTACGCGGATCGGCTCCAGCACGTCGAGGCCTTCGCAGGCGGCCCAGACTTCGTCGAGGCTTTCTTCGGCCACGCTCATAGACAGGATGGAGATGCCCAGATCGCGCTTGCCGTCGGGCTCATCGCCAACGAACAGCTTCACCAGCTTGACGTTGTCGAACTCGACTTTCTCAGCGCTGATAAATGCAACTTCCATGATTGAACGTGCCATGTTGTGTTTCCTCTCGTTAATTGCGCTTTATTGCGCGGCTTTGCTTTCTGCAGGCCGAGCGATCCCGAGCCGGTGAACTCGCAAGTTCGCCGAGGTGATCTGTTACTTGGCCTACTGGTTAAAACGTCGCGTTGTGCGCGTTCTCTAGTTGGTTAACACCAAGGGCTTTGCCCTTGTCATCCCACTCTTGCCGCCGAGGGCTCGGGAGCGCGGGGCGGTGAAGCTGCCCCACACTCACGAGCGGAGGCTGTTTCTGTTCGTGCTGGGTCAAGGGTGCGCTCCGCCCGTGCTTCCGTTCGCCGGATCGGTGAAGCGTGATCCGACGAGCCGGGAGCGCGGCCCTTGACCTGTTCGGCCTCGGCGGGGGCGGTTGGCTTCAGCCCACCAGCTCGAACGGTTCGTGAATCGGTACGTAGGGCGTTGGCTTGCCCGAGTTGTAGATAACGCTCCACCACTTCGCGGGGCGGGCGGGTGGCGTGTGCTTCTCGCAGATAAAGGCCGGTTCCACTGTCCACTCCGAGAGCAGAGGCTTCCAGGTTCCACCGACGCATCCCATTTGTAGCGTGCGAATCGGCCGCGCATAGGCGGGGCGGCATTGGGCGCATGGTGTGGACCGGGAGGGAGCGGGTTTCGCCATTTCGCGTCGGGACCAGCAGACAGAGCAGTCGCAGTCCTGGGCGTGCGGAAGGCGTTGATAGCTGGCCGGCTTCTGCATAGGTCATCCCCTCCCCTGGCTTTCCGTAGACGGCGCGGATCATGCGGAGCGCTCCTGTTCATTGGTGCTGGGCGCAACCTGGGCGAAGGACGCTTCCAAGCGAATGACGATTTCGGCGTTCAAGGAGCGGCGCGCAGCCCAAGCGGACCGTTCGATCTGGGCGCGGAGTGCAGCAGGCATGCGCAGCTTGAATTGCGGGTCTGTGCGGCTCATGGGTTCACCCCCGGAAAACGCACCAGACGGGTTTTGCCCAGCTTCACACTCTCGACGGCGCCAGTCCTGACCCAGCCAGCGACCGTCTCCACGGACACACCGGCCAGAGCGGCGAATGCGGCTTGCGTATAGAAAGGAGGATTCATGCAGTCCACTCCTGTTCCAGCAGCCAACTACGCAGCAGCGCACTGTTAATCATGCGGCGCTTACCGAGCTTTACGGTTGGGAGTACGCCCCGGTAGACCCAAGCGCGGGCCATGGAGCACGTCAGGCCGTTGCGCTCCGCCCAGGCTTCGACGGTTTCCACGTCCTGCTGTGGGCCGATCAGCTTTGAAGGTTCCAGCTCTTCCAGTTCCAT